TAACTCAAAGTCAAATACACCAGAGAAGTTACTATTTGCTGCTATTTGGTCGTGAGCAAAAAAGCTAGGGCTACCATAAACACCGGGTTGTTTTTGAAACCCTAAATAAATACTATGAATAGTAAATGGTTCATAAATAGCAACAGCCCTTCTATCGGCAACTTGAGTAATATAAGGTTCTTCAGGAAAGGTTGCTGGAACTTTTACATAATATGGTAGTTCGTTTACATCATAACCATAAAACCTTTGTGACGAATAGTTATTGAATAGTTGTAATGTAATAATATCATAAGCAGCTAAGTCAGTTTGTTGTGTAGCAAAAGGCTTAGACCATAAAGTATTATGACCACCTTGTAGTTTATGCTGGAATGCATGGTCTATAGTTTCTATATTTTGTTGAAAAGGTGCAGCAGAAATAACAGCATTTGGTGATAAAGTATTTATAGTTGTAGTTCCATCAACACCATCTTTATATGTAAAAGGATAGTTTTGAACATTTACAGGTTCTTCTTTGAATGTACCAGTCTCTTCATCAAACTGACGAAGCGGAGTCAAGAACCTAAAAGAAAACTGAATATTCTTGAAATACTGGTCCCAATAAGCCAATACTTCTTCATTATCTATTATTAGTTCTAGTTCTCTAGGAGTTCCTTCAAAATACAAACTAAAACAATAAGACTTATCAGGTGATAGTTTTATATTCAAGTCTGGAATAACATAGGGGTTGAAACCCATAGACTCGTTGATAAAGGCTGTATATGGTATTTCCCATGAACCTATTTCATCTTCCCAGATAGTAATATTATTATTTACAACATTTGGTGTTTTAGCCCACAAAGTTAGGCGAAAGAAATACTCAAAGTCTCTTGTATTGCTTTCATACATTGTAGGAGCAAAAGTATTATATCCTGTTGGAGCAGTAGCATCAGGAGCAACTATCCAGTTGATAGGTTCATCACCTTGGTCAATAGTCATAGTAATATCTTTTAGAGTATGATACTTACTTTGTTCATTGATACCAGTGGTCCAAATGTCTTGTGTTGCTGGTAGAACAAAAGGAAAGTTGAATACTTGAGTTTTAGACCACCATTGTTGAGCTTGAATAGGGTCTGGTGGTGGTTCAATACTTGAAGGCACTGGAGCATTTCCATATCTCAACTGAGGTATCCACCAGTTTAGACGATAGCTACTTTCATAAATAGATAAGTTTTCAGCATCAACACCTTGTTCATTGAGAGCTTGGTTTACACCGCTTTCAAAGTTTTCTATAGGTTGAGCCTGTAGCTTTGTTCCTTTTGCTAGTTTTTTACGAGTTATTTTAGCCATTATTTGTTACCTCAACTGGTTCTAAAACATGAATAGATAAGTTCCATAAGTTATTTTGATAAGTTACCATTCGGTCGGTTGACCAAGTAGTTTCATTATTATTTACTGGATAATATGTACTATCTGTCGTAGCATTACCGGGATAAATATTTTCATCATCATCATATCCAATAACTGATGGTAGACCTATTATAAACCTAACTCTTGCTCCAGAAAATACTGGAATATTCAAGTTATGAAAACGAACAGCATTGCCGTTTATTTTTTGTACTTGAGCACTTGGAAGTAAAGGGTTATATAATAAAGTTTCATCAGTATATGGAGTCATTGGACTTCCACCTAAGTACCAGTTAGGGTTCATAGTTAGACCTTCAGCAGAAGTAGCCCATTGATGAACTTCACTATTTCTAATAAATGTATCTCCAGTATTTTGAGGGTTATCAATAACAACCCAAATGACCCATTTATTTTCCCAAAAGTCTATTTCTAGTGGAGGTCCGCTAAGTCTTACCCATTCGTTTCCATACCATTTATTAGGACCAGTAAGAGCAGTAGCATCGCTTCTATCATCATAAAGACCAAAAATAGTAAAGTCTTGAATAATAGATGGTTGTGTAAAATATTGTGTTGCAGTCCAAAAGAAAGATAAGTCTTGAGGAACATTATCAGACCTAGCAAATATTGGAATACCAGTAATAGGGTTTACAAGACCAGCACCTTTCAAACGAAAAGCATTATTTGGTCCTTCATAGTTTGGAATAGATGGATACATATTACTTTGCGGAGCATAAGCAAAAGGACTTCCTTGTTCCCAAGGAGCCATTTTACTTAGTCCAGCTCTTACTATTGGGCTAAAACCATAGTGAAAAGTATTTTCCTTCCACATATCTATATCACGAAACTCAGGAGAGTTGAACCTTTCCTGAATATCTGACATAGCTACTTCTATTCTATTTCCATCAATAGTTGTAAACTGAGAAAACTGATGTTTTGTTAGAACTCTTGTAGTCATTATATTACTCCAAAGGCAATAATACCGCCGCCAATAGGAACTAGCGGAGTAGTTTTATTTACTCCTAAAACAAAAAACCCCGCTCCTGCTGCTGTTCCAATATCAAAAAATAAAGCTTGTGCTCCGCTATCAGCTTCGGCAAAGAAAGAGCAGTTAGACATAGTAAATAATGTTTCACCAGCAATAGAAGTATTCATATGAACGAAAGCAGCATTTGTTGTACTTACTTCTCCGACTAGTTGTTTGTTTCTAACATCAAACCTTCTAAAAGAGCAGTTCTGAAAAACAGCCCTGCTTCCTTCTCTCAACTCAACTAAAGCATTTGTATTTGCTTTTGTTTGAATAAAAGTGCAGTTTATAAAAGTTGTTGTTGAACCATTATCACAAATAACTGGAGCAGTAAATGTTGCCCCCGCTGCTGCATTTATTATAGTACCTAGTTTATCTGATGTAAAACCTTTATGGTCACCGGGTTCTAAATATATTTCATTATATTTTTCTTTTCCTAAAGTAACAGGGTCATTGTTCTTTATTATTGTTCCAAACTTTTTTGTTTGCTCTAGAACATCATCTATTAGCATCCTATCTAATATAGTTTCTTTATCTAGTCTTTTATCAATAAAAGTACGAACATTGTTGATAGCCATTATCTTCCCCTTCTTCTACGACCAGCAACTGCTTGTAAAGCTATTTTGATGTTTCTAATAAGAACTTTGTTTGCTTTATCCTGCATAAAACCAAAGAAGGTATAAGATACACTTTCACCACGAACACTATCGCTTGTAGCAATGGTATCAACTTCTTGGTTATCTACATAATAGTTTCCTGCTGTTGGGTCAGTAGTTGAACCATAAGTTGCACCAATATCAAAATATCTTGGAACAACTCCTAATAGTGTTTCTCTAAACCTACTTCTTACTGGACCTATCTGAGCAATGTTTACTAAGTCTTGTCTCAAAGCATCTGTTCCTACAAAGTCAATATTTTGTGATACATAGTCTTTATAGTCAGAACCAGCAACAGAGTTCCAAATACCATAGAGCCAAGGTTTTATTTGTTGTCCTACACCAGTTGTAGAAATAAGTGAATAAGAACCTCTGGCTTTTATTTGTGCTGTATCTTCTATTCCTAGTTGTGAGGACTTATAAACCCAGTCTACACCTTGAGTTCTTTCTTCTTCAGTTACAAGTTGGAACCAACCGGGGTTCCAGTCAAATACATTTCCATCAAGTACATCAACAGCAGACATTGTTTCTCTATCAAGAACTTCCCAGTTATAACTAACTATTGATGTTACAATATTTGTTGTAGGGTTTTTTACAACTATAGAAGTATTTCTATTTACTTTTTGTATTGGAATATAGATGAGGTCGTGTTTATTTTCACCACGAATATTCATTCTAGAACCATAAGAAAGGTTATTTGCTGGGATAAGAGAACCATTCCATTTGATAGTTACTAAACCAGAAGTTGTATCAAAAGTTACACCAGATGTAGCTACTGCTGTGCTAGGACTATATCCTGCATAGTCAGAACATCGTTCAGTTGGAAGAATAAAATAAATAGCATCATTAGTTCCGTTATCCCAATAGATAGGCAACCATCTTGTTTTGTCTATATAAAAAGATAAGTTATAGTTCAAAATACCAATGCTATCTGTAGTAGCCATATCTGGAGTTATACGAATAGGCAGTAAGTATAGGTCATCGTTTTGTTCCCAAAGAACAGACTTATCAACATTTAGATAGCCACCAAACCTTTCTACAGGGTCTATGTATGTAGTCATCGCATCTTGTTCAGTTTGTTCGTTTTTGCTTTTTACTTTTCTATAAAAACCAGCAAACCTACGACCTTCAATATAGTCATAAGTAGAACCATCTTGTGCTCCGCCTCTTTTCCATTCAAAGATACGAAAACTTGTGTATGTTCCAACTAGTGTTTCATCGTAACCTTCTATGTTGTTTCCAGTTGTGTAATACATTTCTTGTTGTTTTTTACCGCCAACAATATATGTTTTTGTCTGAGTAGAAACAAAACGAGGTTCATCACATTGTAAAGTTTTACCTACAAGATAAGTTACTTCTTCTGTTTCTGGGTCTACTTCGCTTTCAACAATAGAAGAAAAGTTCCATAGATACCAACCATTCTTATAAACCCAAGCAATACTTAGTTCTGGAAATACAACAAATAGTTGACCATCTACTTGGTCATAGTCAAGATGAACTTTTTCAAAGTTCTTGAATGCTGTATAAATAAAGTCTGGACTTTCTGTATTAGGTGTCGCAAAACCATTGTTTGCAAAATAATGAATAAGCGGGTTGGTTGTTTCATATTGAAAAAACCTTTTTATTGGTAAGGATATTTCTTCTATTTGTAAACCATTTGTAGTTACATAAACACCATTACTATCTACCCAATAAACAACATTTTCTCTAAATAAAGTTGTTTGAGCTGATATACAACCTATTTCATCATGGACTCTAATGGAACGACCACCAGATAATAGTGTTCCGCTTGAAGGTTGGTATAAGAAAGTTTGACTTCCAGACCAAACAATAATATTTCCGTTTAGTTGTTGAATAGCTGTAATATTTCCAGTCATCTCCCAGAAGGTAAATGAGTTGCTTGAGATGATAGCATTAGGAACACCAACATCAGTAAAGTAAATGGTTCTACCAGCAGCATAGATAAGACGACCCTCAAATGAGTCAATATCTACGAAGCCTTGTATTTCATCTCCCTGAATATAAGTAAATGTATTGTCTTCGGCAAACTGACCATCAACAAAAGAAATAGGAGTTATTAGACCAGTTTCACCATAATGGTTACTTTGTTGGTCATTTAGTTCATCTCTACTATTTACATAGTTGACTTGCTTATATCTATTATCAATAAAAGCTGCTGGGTTATAAACCCAAACACCTTGGCTATTACCAAAATAAACTTTACCTAAATAGTCATTGAAAAAGAAAGATAGGTTGTTGGCTAGTATTGTTCCTTGAAAGTCTGTTCCATAGTCTCTGGTTTCATAATAAGACTTATAGTAGGGAGAGACTTGTAAAACATCTTGCTTACCCTGAGAGTTTATTCTGTATGCTTCTGTTTGGTCTCCAGTATGTTTATAGAGAGTTTCATACCAATAGTTATTTGTTGTTGCATCATAGATAACAACAGCATAATAATAAACTTTATCGCTTTCACTTACATAAATATTTCCCGTATTATTACGAGCTAAAAATACAGATATTATTTGGTCATTACCAAACGATGTTTTATAGGCATAAGAACCTAAACACTTTTCTAAGCCATAAATATAGTCCGCTGATGCTGAACGAGTTGGAGGTTGTTGTCGTAAGTCTAAACCATTCAACATCCCGTTTATTTCAGCAATAGTTCCAAAGCCCTCACGACTTTCCCAGATGCCTCTATTCTTATAAAGGTTCTGAATAAAAGTTTGGTTATTTACTGGGTCTTTTAGTTCTACACCATCTATTACTATATCTACTTCTGGTCTTTCAGCAGCCATCTATCAGCCTCCTTAGTAGCCTAAGTAAGTAAGCTCGTCTGTTCCTACAACTCCGTTATTGCCGCCCCAGTTGCGACCAGTTGATAGATATTCATTCAAAGCTTTTATTCTCATTTCCATTTGACCTACCAAAACTGGGTTTGTAGCAAAGTCTTTTATCATGTAGTGTTTGCAAGCAAGCAAAGCAATAAGGTCATGAAACATAACTAGGTCATCAATAAATGTACCAACACCAATGATGTTAGCAGAAGTAAATAAACTATCTGTTAGACCAAGATATTCTAGCCTTACATTTTGAACTACATCACTAAATAGTAGTTCATTACCACGAAGCATGTATCTATTTACATCGTTTCTCATTTCGACTTCTGAACGAGATGGTTGTAAATAATAACGAACAGCACCATTAGTTTCACACTGAGATACTCTATATAAACGATAAAGTCTTTTATCATTAGCCGCAACATTTTGACCCATGATAATATCACCAGCAGGAATAGCAGCAGCAGTTGTTGCTAGGTTTAGGAACTTAGCATTTACATTTAGATAAACAGCATCGGCTGAAAAATATTCACTATCAGTTTCACAAACCATAGAAAAGAACTCTCTATATCCTTGGTTCAAAAACATAATAGCATCAGCATCACTCATAAAGGTTACATCAGCATCATCTACATATTGTTTGAATAAGTTGGCAACTTCAGAAGTAGTCATTACATTGCTCCTCTTTTATTTACTATTGCAGCATCATTTGTCTGTGGTTTGACTTGTTGTTTTACTTGACCATATGCATTAGCAGTCATAGCATTTTCAAGTTGTTGTTGAAGCATCTGTCCTTGTGCTGGACCAGAAGAGACAAGCATTTCTTTTATAAACTTCTCTTGGTCATTTGGAGCAACAGCATGTGGAAATACTTTATACTTGACCTTGTTTTCTGCTGGGTCATCTGGTGATGGAGGTTGGTAAGTATCAATAGAGATAACAATATCACGAATATAGTCTCTTATTTCCTCTGGGAGTAAGTAGTATTCATCTGACTTGATGTAGTCACCAAATACTTTCTTGAAGCTCTTGAGGTCATCTGAAGCAAATATTTCTATTTCAGCACCAGCCTTGACACCATCTAACATTTCTTGAGCATGGTTGAGGTAGCTTATTTCTTGTAGGACATAAGCATTACCAGTCTTGAATGATAGTTCTTGTAGAGCGATATTTGGAGGTATTAGACCAAGTTGTAATAGTTGTAGAACCTTTTGGTCTCTATCAGCAGTATCATCTCTAAACATTGTTCCAGCTTCTAGGAATATTTCTGGAATATCAACAACATCAGTAGCATTGAGCTTCTTGAATATCATAGCTCCCATACCATCTAACATGCGAATAAAGCGGTCTTCTGTGTAGAACTTCTTCATAAGTAGAAGGACACATTCAGCCATACCTTTTACAGCTACTTCAATATTATCTTGGGTCATAACAAGCTGTGTAACATCTTGGTCAGCCAAAGCATTGATGGCTTTACCAGAAGTAATACCTACAGCACGACGACCAAGAGTTGTTGAATGAATACCTGAAACATCAAGCATCTCTTGTTGTAGACGAGTCATGTGGTCGAATACATATGCTGGAATAGGAGTACCAGCAACCTGAGCAGGAACACCACCAGCAGCATTATAATATATTATTTCACCGGGAGTTCCACGAATAGCTGCACCATTCACACCAGCAGTCTTAGGAATAAGCCACTTGGGGTTAGACATAAGCTCTACATTTTGTAGAAGTTGGTTACGGCTTCTATTGTATAAGTTTTGTAAGTCGATAATACCTTCAACCATACCTTTACCCCAAACTTTATCAGGTAAGTTGGTATAGCGAATAAACTGAAATGGTATTTTTTCAATAGGGTTTTCACCTTTGTAAATATATTCATTACCTACAACATAGGCATATTTACCATCGGCAAAGAATATTTCAAATAGTTCTACTCTTGGGTAGAAGAAGCTTTCTCCTTCATATGACTGAGTATGTGGATAAGTATTATCTTCAACAGCATTCTCAGTTGAAAGAGTTGCCGCCTTCATTATCTCTTCTTCTTTATTTGGAAAAGCTTTGATAAGGTCTTGACGACGAACAACAGAACGAATAGCAACAAAGCCGCTTTCTTCTACATTGTTGATACCAGCTTCAAAGAAAATATCGTAAGGTGAAATAACTTTGAGTTTTATTTCTTTTTTATCTGGGTCATAGTATTCCATTAGACCAGTATTGCCACAGGAAACTAACCACTCAATAGCTTTTTCTAAGTCTCGTTTTACATTCTCACGATGATAGAAATACTTGATAGCTTCTTCTGATGACTTTGCTTTGATAATATCATCATTACTTGGAGAAGCTGGAAGAACTGAAATAGATGGATAGTTTGTAGCCAAACGAGAACAGATGGCTCTATACATGTTTAGAATAAGGTTGATAATAAGTTGGTTACGACCGGGTTGGTTTCGTAATGTTACATATTGTTGTAACGACTTATCATAACGAACATTTTGTTGTCCATTGAGATACATCAAAGATAAGTCCCAAATACGAGTTTGGTCTAGCTTTGAGTTCTTAGAACTTTGTATTACTGAAGCAATACCTTTAGGGTATCCATCTTCATCAAAACGAGAAATATCACCATCAGTTGTGCTGTCATAAGCCATGTTGTTACCCGCCTAAGTTCATATTGCCGCCTATTGCACCGGCTTTTTGTAATATACCTAGAATATCTGTGAAACCACCAGCAGCTTTTGAGCCACCTGTTTTTTGCTGTGATGCAGCCATGTTTGCCATTTTTTGTTGTGCTGTATTTGGCATTCCTTGTGCTTCTGCTGTGTCGGCTTCTGCTTCTTGTACTGCTTGTTGTGCTCTTTCATAACCAGAACCAGCAATAAGTTCTCCTACTGGAGCAACGGCAGCACTACCCATTTTAGCACCAGTTACTGGGTCTCCAGCCATTGCACCAAGAACACCACCAACAATAGCACCACCAAGAGGTATAATATCTTCACCCAAAGCTCTTGTAAATGAACCTCTTTCTTTGGCTAGTTTATTATAAGCAGCTTGTGCCCTAACAGATGCGGCATTTTTTTTAGCTTCTTGTTCAGCAACCGCAGGGCTGAAAATACCAGCAGATAGTTTAGGCATTGTATCTTGCTCCTAATGTGTCGTAGATGGACTGACCTTCTAGTTCTTGGTTTTTCAAAGTCACTTCCATAAGTTCTGTTTCTTTTGTTGTTTTATTTGTATGTGATATTACCAAACCTGAAATATCTTTTCGTAATATTTGTAACTCTTTTAGAAAAAAATATAAAGCAACTGAAAAAACAACTGATAAAAACCACATACAATAAAGCATATTTTATTCCTTTATTACAGAAAAGGGTTGGTAGCCCAGCAGTATAACCGCCAAAACTACCAACCCTCCCCATTATTCTAACTTAGAATGCTACACCGATAACCGCACCATTTGCATTTGGTCTCTCGCAGTAAACATCTGAGTAGAGGCGGTAGTAACCTTCGTAGGCATCTACACCACCCGCACCGACACCAGCACGGGCAAGGATGTTGCCGTCGAGGTCAGCGAAACCGGGTTTTTCTAGTTCAGCTAGTTTCCAAACTTTGGTGTGTAGGAACCATAGGTAGTGTTGACCAGCATCAACTGAGACCTTGATAGGAATGCCATTGAAGCCTAGACCACTGAAGCCACCATCACCTTGTTTTGCTGAGTCTGTTAGCTTGAAGAGGTTAGCAGCATTTGCACCTACGAGTAGGTTTGTGTATGAGGCTCGTTGAGCAGGGTTCATCATGATGATATCAGGTTGGAGACCTGAGTCAGTATAAACACTATCAACGATACCTTGCATACGACCTAGAGTTAGAGGAGCGAATGTACCATAGTTAGCATCAACACCATCGGCATTTTGTGTAAAGATGCTGTTGGTTTGAAGAGCGACATTGAAACCACCAGTTGCATCTGTGCGGTCAACACCAAAGTGAGAACGGGATGAAAGGTTGGTTGCAATACCAGTTATTTCAAGCTGTGCATCTTGGAATGCTTGAGAGCCGTTGGTTGTAACACCAGCAACGATGGTTACTGCGAAGCCTGCTGTGTTCTCTAGACCAGCATTGGAAGCTGTTAGAGTGTCGATGGTATCAGCACCAAGAGTTGTGATGGTGATAGTATCGGCGGCAAAGTCAACTGCGGAGATAAAGCCTTCGTTGTTAGCAGCACCAGCAGCAAAGCCGTATGAGTCTGTACGGACTAAACGAACAACTAGTTGCTGACCAGCAGCAATAGCAGCATTTCGTTTACGAGCTAGTTCTTGTAAGTCGCCAGAGAAAGGATAAGCAACACCAGCAGCAGCAGCATTGTTTAGAATACGACGATGTACATAACCCATAACGATGTTACCTGAGAAGCAAGCAACATTGGCTCGTTTACGAACATCTTCTACTAGTTTGCGAAGTTCTAGGTCGATGTAGTTACCGAAGCTGTATGCACCTTTAGCAGATGAGATAGCAGGTCCAGTTATTTGGAAACGACCATAAAGGAACTTAGCAGTAATGTTGAGTTCGCTGTAGGTTTCTTGACCAGCAGTAGGTAGAGCAGCACCTTCAGCGGCGAAGCCTACACCTTGGTTACGACCAACATGGACTGGAACGATAACTCGTTTACCTGACCAGTCGAGTTTTGCTTTCTCGAATAGTTCAAGCATGAGTACTTCTTGGTTTAGCTGTTCTGCGACAGCAGCGGCATAGAAGTTCTTTAGAACCGCTTGTAGGGTTGTAATATTAGCAGCCATTTTATTTCCTCCTTATAAGTGTAAAAGCTACATATTTTGTTTTAGAAAGTCATACAAAGCATTACGAGCTTCATCCATTGTTTTTGGACTTCGCTCACCAGTTACCGACTTACCTACTAAAGAACCGCCTGCTGGGTTTATTCTTGGAGGTGCAGAAGCTGTCTTTACAGGAGCTTTTTGACCGCTTTGAGATAAATAGTCAGCGATAGCTTGTTCTCTAACTGACATAACAAAGGTGTTGTATTGTTCAGCAACAGCCATAATGTTAGTGTCGGGGTTTTCAATAACAGCATTTAGCAAGAGTTCTGAGGAAACATTAGGATACTTTTGTTGAGCGACTTGTATCTCTCTTGTAAGTTCCATTTGAGCTTTATCAACTTCAAACTGATAGAGTTTTTGTTCTATTGTTTGTAGTTTTTCTGTGTAGGGGTCTACACTTTCTTCAGCTTCTGTACCTCTATTCCAAACTTCATCAAAATAACTTTGTTGTTGTTTTGGTTGCTCTTGTTGTCTAGCGGTGAGTTGGTTTTGTAAGTCGGCAAGTTGTTTTTCAAGGTTAGAAACCTTGCTTTTATATTCATTTCTTGCTTCAATAACACTTTTGAAACGGGAATATGGAACGGCATGTCCTTCTTCGTTTGTGGTTGTCTCAGTAGGCGATGCTGAAACTTCTTTTTCCGCCTGTTCTTGCTGTGTCTCTATTCCTCCAGTATATTTGCTGTTATCATTCTCTAGTCCGCTAGTTTGAAACAGGTTAGCGACTTCCTGTTGTTGTTCCGTTGATAGGAAACTCATATTCGCTTTCTCCTTAGCCCACTTTTTACCGAGGTTGTGTCCTCGTGGCTACTTATTACCACTCTACCATTAGTTATTTTCTTCCC